AATTCTTTGAAACTTATCAAGGTGAACTAACTTTTCACTTAGCAAACTTTGATATTAAAGTTATTATTTATGCTCTATGGATGAGAACTCCTTTAGATACAATAGGTTTGCTCCAAGGATTAGAGATAATGACTAGGAACTTTCAAGATACTAAAATTATTGCTTATCTGGCAACTAACTCTACAGCTGGTAATCATCTTGGATTAAAGCATCTAGCTCATTCATTTGCAGGTAACTATGCAATAGAAGAAATTAAAGATATTCGTAAAATTCCATTAGATAAACTCCTAGTTTACAATTTAGTAGATGCTCTTTGTACACACTTTGTACGTACAAAGTATGAACCAATAATGGAAAAGGATCTACAAGGGCAAATCTACCGAGAATTAATGCTACCTAGTCTTAAGTTAATTATTCAGTTAGAGCTTACAGGTATGCCCATGTCTCGTAAACGAATCCAAGAAGTTAAATCTGACCTATTAGTAATTCAACAAGAACATCTCGCAGTTATACAGAACCACTCCGTGGTTCAAACGCTTAATTTGCGTCTTCAAACAGATGCGATGGTTACTGCTAATGCTAAGCTTAAAGTTAAACAACATCCTCTTAGTAAATTTAAAGACTTAGTATTTAATCCTAACTCCAATCAACAGTTACAGAAACTCTTATATGAAGAGATGTTATTACCTGTAATAGACTTTACAGACACTAAAACTCCAGCAGTAGGTGGAGATACTATAGAAAAACTCATACATCATGCTATCGACCCAAACCAGAAAAGCCTGCTTGCAGCACTTATTAGCCAAAGTAAGGTTTCTAAAATATTATCTACTTTCATCCCTGCCTTTGAAAATTCAATTAGTAAAGACAGTCAATCGGATACGGTGTGGTTACATGGCTCCTTTAACCTGGGCGGTACTGTTAGCGGTAGGCTTAGCAGTTCTGATCCAAATCTTCAAAATCTTCCAGCAACTTCTGAATATGGAAAGTTAGTTAAAACCTGTTTTATAGCTCCTTATAGTTGGCTTATGGTTGGAGCAGACTTCAATTCACTTGAAGATATGATCTCAGCCCTTACTACCAAAGATCCAAATAAATTAGCTGTTTATTTAGATGGGTTCTGTGGACACTGTTTAAGAGCAGCATATTATTTTAGAGATGAGTGTCTTGATATTAATATTTCAGACCCAATCTCTGTTAACTCTATGAAGAAAAAGTATCCTGATTTACGTCAGGACTCTAAGGGACCTACCTTTGCTCTTACTTATCAAGGTACTTGGCATACCTTAGTTAACAATCTAGGCTTCACACCAGAGAAAGCTAAAGAGATTGAAGCTGGATATCATGACCTATATAAGGTTTCAGATGAATATATACAGAAACGTCTTGAGAAGGCTTCCAAAGACGGTTATACTGATGTAGCTTTCGGTCTTAGGGTAAGGACACCTTTACTTGCTCAAGTCGTCTTTAATAGCCCAAAGATGCCCTATGCAGCAGCTGCTGAAGGACGTACTGCAGGTAATGCGATGGGACAATCATATGGATTGTTAAATAACCGTGCAGCAGTTGAATTCATGCAAAAAGTATGGAAGTCTAAATATGCCCACTATATTTTACCTATCGGTTTGATCCATGATGCTATCTACTTACTCGTTAAAGATGATGTAGCCACTGTTGAGTGGGTCAATAATGAGTTGATTAAGAGTATGCAATGGCAGGAGCTACCTGAAATATCACACGATTTCGTCAAATTAGGCGCAGAACTGGATATATTCTGGCCTAGCTGGGCTAATCCAGTGACTATTCCTAATAACGCAGATCAAGCCACTATTTATAAACTTTGTAAAGAACATCAATCTAAGGAGAAACAAAGTGACTGCAAAAAAGAAACTATCTGAAATTAAAAAAATATCTATAAAAAAAATACCTATAAAAGAAATACCTAATATTGTGTTAGATCTAAAACGTATCCCAGATAAACTACGTATAACAAGTCTAGAGCTTAAAATAATAGAGCTTACTAAACTTATAGGTAAACTGTCTGATAAAGTTAAAACATATGATCCAGATAATATGTTAGAGATGGAACAAAGACATGCAGATTTATCTAGTATGTTTCAATCATGGATTACAAAAATTACAGTAGTAACAGAAGTTGCTTACTTTGCTCGTAATACAAAAAACTTAACAAATAATCGAAGACTTCAGCTTTTAGCTGCTGTAGTATTTTGTATAGATCAACCAAATGAATTTTGGCAACATCATAACCGATCAGTTTTTGATTGGGCACAGGTTGTATTAGCATGTTATTACGATAATAAAATGCTTGATATTGTAAATGATCAAATTGATACTGTAATAGTGTAAAGGAGAACTAAATTGAAAAAAGATGCATTCTATGTTTCTAATAATGGTGAGCTAGTTGATAAACCATATAAAAATGTTATATTAGCGGTAGCTGCTGCACAAAAATTAGTTGATAACGGTACAACTAAATGTGCTTGGGTTGAGAAAGTAAAAGATGGTAATTTATCTGCTTGGTTATCTGAAGAAGATCGTTTTGCTTATTAAAAAGGAGAACTAAATTGATTGCTGTTGGGATTCATAATGGAAATTATTGTATTATTATTAATGGTCAAATAGAAGTCTTAGATGAACTTGGTTTAACCAAAGTAATAGACGCAATGATTGCTTTAATAGAAGCAGAAGTATATATTGAGCCTGAAGAAGTACCTCCACCAATTCATTGATGAAAGAAAATATGAATATATTAACTGCAGCAGAAGCAAGGTGGTCATTATTTACAGAAGCTGAACGGGTTAAGTATGACTTTATCGAAAGGGATTTAGTTATAAAAGCAAAGCTTGGTAATTTAATGGATGGAAGTTTTAATACATTACTTGATTTTTGGAAAGCAAAAAAAGATGCACTTTTAAACACAACAAAGAAAAAGAGGTAAAACATTATGCGATTTTATAAATTAACATGTCTTATTAAAAATACAAATCCTAACGATAGTCAGGACACAGATCGCTATATATCTGAATGGTTTGAATCAGAAAGACTTGCTGTAATACGTAGACTAGAACTCTATAAGACTGGACAAGTAGTAGGTAAAAAGTCTCAACAATTTATTGAAGCTCATGATGTACCTACTAATAAAGCTGGCTTGTTAGAATTCATTAGAGAAAATTGTACTTAGTAAACTCAATCAGGGTATTGAGAATTACTCATCAATTATGCCATGCTGGTGTGTGGAGATTCGGTCAAAGCTATCTTAAGCTGTGATAATTGGTGAATTCATTCTTAGATAAATGAGGTATTAAATGAATGATATTATAAAAAGACTTAAACTACGTGAAACTCATACATGTGATATATGTGGTAAAAATAGAGGCCACTATACTCATATTAAATGTAGCAAGATTAGGCAAAAATTAAATGCAAAAGAAAACACCCAAAAACAAAATTCATATTAAATTAAAGGTACAGACAATGTTAGATTACGCTGATCCAATAGTACATATTCGAATATTAACTAATAAATTACAGAATCAACTTAATGATAAAAAAATTAGTGAAGCTTATATAACTATTGATAAAATTGATGAACAAACTTCATTAATAGTAGATTGGTTACAAAACCAAAGTAATTCTGCAATACTTTAACCCTTTATAGCTCTCACTATTAACCAGGTCTTCCCACAACAAAGATACTGGATGTGAGAGTTTTTTTATTAGGAGAATAAATTGTCTGATCAAGTAAATCACCCTAGTCATTACACAAATTCAAAATCTGGTATTGAATGTATTCAAGTTACAGAACATCTTAACTTCTGTTTAGGTAATGCAATTAAATATATATGGCGTTCTAATGAAAAAGGTAATGCTATTGAAGATTTACAAAAAGCTTGTTGGTATTTAGATAGAGAAATTAAACGATTAGGTGCTATATGAGTAATCAAATAATAGATACTCTAGCCATAGAAATGATGACAGCAATTAGAGAATGGGATAGAGCAGGCAAACAACTAACACTTGCAGCTAAGTCTCCATATAATGAACATTACTATGTAGCTCATAAAGAACTTGCTGATGCTAGAAAAAAATTACTTTCTTTTATTTAGGAGAAATTATGAAACTATACACCGTACCTAGGAACTCTCGTATCCGTTTATCAAGTGGTCTTGAATTAAACTTCGCCCATGTTGATGGCATGTATTCCTTTTGCACAGATAACGATGGTAACGTAATACACATAGCTGCTGATGCAGAGGTGGAGGTTATTGAGGAGAAAAAGACATGAGCTTAGATATAACCCTCACTGCAATAAGACCAACAGAAGTATATAGCAGCAACATTACCCATAATCTTAATGTAATGGCTATGGAAGCTGGGATTTATGAACATCTCTGGAGACCAGAAGAGATTGGTATTACTCATGCTAAGGACTTAATTGACCCATTAAACCAAGCATTAATCCTAATGTATGCTGACCCAGATAGATTTAAGAAACATAATCCTGATAATGGTTGGGGGTCTTATGCGGGTTTCTTAGACTTTATAAAGAATTACCTAGCAGCGTGTATAGAAAATCCTGATGCACTAATAGAAGTAGATAGGTAAGGACGAGTATGCTCACCGCTGCAGCATTGATGTGTTTATCTCTTAATATCCACCACGAAGCTCGTGGTGAGCCAGTTATGGGACAAGTGGCTGTGGCGATGGTTACAATTAATCGTGCAAATCAAAGATCTGATCGGGACATTTGCAAAGTTGTATACGCCCCACACCAGTTCAGTTGGACAAACGAAGGAAAACTAAAGCCAAAAGGATTCGCATGGAAAACGTCACAGGCCGTGGCAAAGATGTCCCTGAAGCTAAACCCCGCTGACTTCGGATTAGAAGACATAACTTACTTTCACAACACTTCTGTTAATCCTAGTTGGAACAAAGGCATGATATTAGTGGGAAAACACGGAAACCATTTATTTTGGAAGGAAAGATGAGATGCGATTAGACCACCAAAACCTAGTACGCCGCATAAATGAGGAGGCTCATCCCACCCCACAACCTCACCCGCTGGGTAGCAGGAT